AGTTGTTCCCACTCCAACTGCAGATGAATTTGCAATTGAAACGCGAACAGTATTTACAAAGTGTGCTGTAGATAATCCAACATCTGGAGTTAAATCAATGTTTAAATTGGATCCAGACAAATACGCATTGTATGTTCCAATTCCTGGTGAACTGAAAGAAGATAAGTTACCAGTTGTTAACTGCCCATATTCTAAGAACTCTACATCAGTTCCATTATGGAGAACGCTAATTTCATCGACTTCATAGAAAGAACCATCTGTTGCTCCAATTACAACATAAACTTTAGAAGCCCTATACGTAGATGCAATTCCAACAATTGTAGTTGCAGTGCTAACACCAACAGGAATCGTTACAGTTGAAGATTTAATATTGACAATATTTCCAAGGTTATATTCTCCAGTGGATGAAACTACGTCAGAAACGTTAATACTTGAGAATGAAATATCATAATTATTTTCTTCTGAAAAAACAGGATAAAATACTAAAGCACCTTCAGTACCAGCGATACTAAAATCAAAGGTTCCCAAATCATCTTGATTGAAAATTTTTCCATATTGATTCAAATAACCAAAATTACTATCGTGAAGTAATGATGTCAATAGTACTTGATTTTGTTCTGGTAAAACTAAATCTCTTACAAATGTAATATATTTTCTATAACGATTATCGGATAATGTAAATGCGTCAATCGTTGAAAACGGAGTTGATCTAGGATTACTATTAAATTGTGGAGAAAGATCATCAATATTAAGAACCCTATTTCCAACCGACTCAAAATAATCTTGTAGAATCGCTGAATTGAAGTTAATTTGATTTGAGGCAAATCTATTACTAACAAAAATATTATTTTCTGTTACAAGATCAAAATCTGATATACAGTGAGTATCGATTGTAGAATCCAATTCGGCCAAAGTGGCAATTTCCATTTCTGCGGTTGTTCCAATTCCAATTGAATCTGGAGAAGATACAACTTGAAGATCTGCAAATTTTTTAAATCCTGCGGGGTGATTTAAATCATCTACTACATCATCCCAGTCACTAAATGGAGTATTTGTTTTGATAGAATATGAAAAATATTGATAGTAATCATTATCTGCAATTTTTTGAAGATCATTATTTAAAAATCCGGTTTGCTGTTGCCAACCTTTTTTAACTATTGAATTTGATTTGACATTATAGATTGAATCAAAACTAATTACTCGATTAATTACGGCCTCAGTTTTAGAAGATTCACCGACTAAAGTATCACCTTGCACAAATCCTTGATTTGTAGAGACTCTTACGGTATTATTATTTTCATCCCAATTTTCTATAACTCCACTGGATGATTGTGAAAATACATTTTCTCCATCAAAAAATTCATTTCTTTGATACTCAATTGAAAATGATGGAAGATCTCTTTCCGCAATTATTCTTCCTGCAGAATTAATTGGATCATAGTTTCCTGGAATTTCTGTTAAAGATAGTCTTCCAGTTAAGTTATAGGAAACCGTTGCTCCAATTCCACCAATATTTGGATCTATATTGACAATTGTAAAGGACTCATATCCATAGGCTTCTGAATTATATCCTTTGGCAGTCGATCCAATACCAACACTAATATTTTCAATTAAAATTTTATCTCCAATTGCAAAGGGGAAATCTGCGACATTACTAAAACTGGATCCAAGTGTTACGACAACATCTTTACTTGCAGAAATAAATCTAATCGTACTGATTCCAACACCATTACTATTGTTTATTGGAAAAACTATTGAAGTTTCTTTATTGACAGATCTTGAATTTTTTAGAATAGAAACTTGAGTATCTCCAAGATTATATTCTAAATCAACACCTTGATCAATTTCTCTTGTTAAACGATCAATAACAATTAAGTCTGGTGCTACAATATAGTTTCTTCCAACTGAAGTAACTCCTATGGATTTAATTGAAAATAAATTGTTTACTTCTAAAATTTCTGGAATTTTTGCTGTTGGCCTTAAACTTAAATCTGAAGGATAGTCAAATCCAATATCTTGAATTTCAACTCTATTAATAGACCCAATACCAGTGCCATATGGAACTAAAACTGCATTTGTTCCAATACCTGTTGTTATTGATTCAATATATGGAAGAGTTCTATATGATAGACCTTTTGATTTTAATTTTGCTTGATGAATTGGACCATAAGCAGTTCCGGATGTAGTTTGATATTTCAATTCCCCATTGGAGGATGAATAACTTGATGCCTCTGGATAACTTAAAATTGTATATGCAAATTGAGTAGATGATGTAGAAACAATCTCATAGGTTCCAGAATATAAACTTGTTACAACTCCAGGAAGAACTGAAACTTTAACAGAATCTCCTATTTCAAGTCCATGAGTTGCAGCAAGAGAAACTGTGACTAAATTTCTAGTCGTTGTTCCTTTTAAAGTATTTTGATAGTTTGTAGTAAAACTATGAGAGTTTCCAGTTCCAACATTTGTGAAATAAAGTAAAGAAGCAGTTGTTGCAATTCCCACAAAAGAACCGGTAGTTCCAAGTCCAACTTTAATTGTTGATATACCAATTAAATTATCTCCAAGTCTTGCAACATAAACGGAAGAATTATTTGAAAGTTGATAACTTGATACTCCATCTGTAGATATTGAAACTGCAGTTCCACCATTGTCAGCATATATCAATTCTGTTCCAGTTTCCAAACCATGTTTTGGTATCCATAAAGCTCTGGTTGGAATATTAATTTGAGTTATTCCAGCTCCAGGATTTGTAAAACTTAAACTATATCCTATTCCAGGACCAGCAATTGTTCCCAATCCAACAGTTTCTTTAGGATCAAAATATATTTGCTTGTTTAATTGTAAATTAAATGTAGAAGTCGAAATTCCAAATGCCAATTCAAATCGTCTGGTTCTTTCGGTAATTGCTACTCCAGCAGCAATTGTTGTCATACCTTGCGTTTGATTATAACTGCGTAAAACTCTAACTCTTGATGAGAGAGTATCTACGTTAAGAATTTTTACTTGTTCTCCAAGAATTTGGTATATGTCGTTTTCTTTTACAACATTCAAATTGCCATTTACATTGAAGTATGTTACAATTCCGGTATATCCTGTAGAACCAACTCCAGTAGATAATAACAACTCATTAATAACTACTTTTATTTTTCCACTGGTGCTAATTCCAGTTGATGTAAAACTTACCAAGTCATTATTATTGTAAGTATGTGGATTAGTTGTATATCCAATGAACTGCTTTCCATTAGATACGGGAATCATTTGAACTCCTTCAATTACAGAAGTTGCAATTCCAACATTGTTTACTTCTTTTCCTTCAAGGAAAGAAACTTCTGCCGAAATGCCAAAACCACCAGTTCCAGTATTATCAAAAACAATTTGATCACCAACTTGATAGTTTGTCCCTCCAGTTACGATACCAATAGAATCAATTCCAGATCTTGTTGTATTTTTTACAATCGATAATTGCTTTTTAATTTTATTTGAGTCTATGGCAAAATCATAATAACTTCTAGCGTTAGTAAAGTGATATGGATATGTGTTTCTACTCCAACCTTGAGCATTTATATCAATTTCATCTTGATTTGATGAAGCCAAATAATTAAACGCTATTGGTTTTGATTTATAAGTGTTTCCAATAATATATGGGAACACTGGTCTTCTAAATGATGCAAATGGCCCAGTGGAATCATTTATAGAATTTATAGTAGCAAAATAGGCATAGACTCCATCTGGAAATTCAGGAGTTGGTCCAAATTTTCCATTGTGTTCATCTAAATCTCCACTGTTTGTAAAAATATAATCTTCAACGAAATATCCGGAAGGATATAATAAAGTGCTTGGTCTATCTGGACTTAATGATATAGTATATCCAGAAACCATTCTCTTAACAATACCAGAGGAATCAAATCCATATGGTCCATAAATTGGATTTCCATCAAATGCCCAACCAATAATAGGAGAGTGTGTGGATGATTCAATTTCAGCTCCTGCAGAAGTTTGTAAGTCTGATACAAAAATTGGAGTTTCTGCAATAAATTGTGTTGCAAGTGAAGAGATTCTTAAAGATCTTGCGGCATATGAATGGGTATACTGAAGTCCATAAGAATCTTTCAATGATCTTTGAAGAATTCCATCATCGGATGGTATTTGATTTGATTGTAATAATCTTTGTACCGTATCAACTCTCCAAGATGTTAAAGATGCTTCAAATAATGCTCCTGCTCCAGCAGGTATAACATCAATATCCGTTCCTTCAGAATATCCGTTTCCTTCAAATATAACTTTTACTTCAACTAATTGACCATTATTAATAATTGGTGTAAGAACAGCACCAGATCCAGTAGTGCTATTAATAACCAAATTTGGAGGAGAATTATAACCGCTTCCATTATTGGTTACAAAAACTTGTTTGATTTTTCCATCAGATACAACCGTTACCAACTGAGCTCCAGATCCACTGTTTAAAGTGAATGTTGGTTGTCTTTGATAATTTAAGATTTCTTCATCACCATATTCAGATCCAGCAGAAATAATAGAAACTGAGGTGATTTCTCCTCTAAAAATCGGTTTTAAAACTGCATTGAAATTTTGTCCTGTTAAGGTTGAAACACCAATTCTACCTTTAATTGTTAATTGAATAGATGATCCACTACTTACATATCCAGTGCCACTCTCTATTACTGATACTGATCCAATTTTCTTTTTCTTATTTACTGATAAAAATCTATGATTTCCAGTTCCAAAAGAGGATAAATTAATTGTGTTAATACCTACAGAAGCATCTGTCAAAGTATTATGCAATTTAATTGTTGTCCCGTTTTGAACGGAAACATAATATTTTGCTCCGGTTGTAATACCGCCGACATTACTTTCTCCTTGAGTATCATAAATGACTTCTTCAGAGTCTCTAAATTTATGAAAAGTTCCAAACCCAATAGTATCATTTATGGTATTGACTTGTGAAGAAGAGGCAGATGAATTAAATGTTGCAGAGTGATCAAATTCTATTAGATTTGGTTTTACGATTGCACCTGTTCCTCCACCACCAGTAATAGTGATAATTGGATCTTCTAGATAATCAAAACCCGGATCAACAATATCAACTCGATTTAATGCACCAGTTACTGTGCAAATTGCAACAGCTCCAGTTCCCAAATCATCGGAAATTGTTAAAACTGGTGGACTCATTAGATCGTATCCAGATCCTGGAGAAGTCGGTATTATTCTTAAAATCGAACCATAATAAATTAAATCGCTTGACTTATAATTTGATAATTCTACACCATTAACAAAAATTCCCGTATGTCCTTCCGTTTCATATTCCAATCCATCATTAATTGGGGTTGATAATTTTCGAATAAGTTTTTGTGGTTTTACTCTTTCAAGATTTAAAGATCTATCAGAAAATTCAAAGAAGAAAAATTTATTATTAGTAACTGTTCCTGTTATTGAAATATAATTTTGAGTGTAAATATTTTGACGACTTCTTGCAAGAGATATCGTTGTAGAATTAATTCTCTTTACAAAATAAATCCCTTTAATCAAATCTAATTTATTTGAACTATCAGTAGGATTATAAACAATCGCATCACCAGTTAATAGTCCATGAGTTCCAATTACTAATTGAGTTCCAGAAAAAGTTCCAGAAAAAGTAATTGTACGATCAGTAATTGTTAATGGTCTATTAAAATATGTTGGTAAAGAATTTGCAGCTAAATATAACGAATCATGTAAATCTGTGTAAATGTTTTGAATATTAGAAGAAAATCTTTCGATTTCAGCATAATTTGTTGTAGATACCTTTGAAATATTTTTTCTGACAGTATAAAAAGAATTTGCGCTTAATTGGCCCTGCCCAGAAATATTAAATGAAGTTTTATTATCAAATCCAGAAACATTGGAAGTAAAAATTGAAGTAATATTTTCTGGAATTATACTTCCATAAAACTCTCTACTATCTGAAGAAATAAGTGTAATTGAATCACCAATTACAAAATCGTGCTCGTCAAAAAGATTTACCTTATACGTAAAATTTGAAATATCAAGTAATTCTAAACTTTTAACATCATACCGTGCGGATACATTAAAAAACCAATTATTTGCTTTAGGTGAATCTAGTTTTGATCCTAATGTTTTAATTTGAATTGCATCATTTTTTTCTTGATAATAATTATCATCTAAAATTTGCAAATCTGACAATACGCCAGTGATTCTAACTTTCACCACATTATCTGTTGAAATACCAACCATTCCATAAGCATATGCGTCAAGAGCAATTTCTTGAGATGCTGAGAGTTCTGAAGTTACTCCAGAGCACCCTAAAAATTGATTGAGTGTTTTTTCACTATAAGTAATCGAAATTGTGGTATCATCTGCAACCAATGCTATTAATGTTCCAGATTCTGGGAATCCTACGGTAGAATCCACATCAAGTGTTGTAACACCAATTCCTGCAGTTGTTACTATTTGTGTTTTTGGATGAATTGCAAATTCTCCAAAATTATAATCAGAAACGTTAACATCTTTTTCTTGATCATAATCAAGACTAATAATATAATATTCTCTTTCACCTCTAAGTATTCTTTCTACTTTTGAAATTGTTCTTTTAGCTCCAGCAATAAAATCTGTTTTGTCTTGAATCAAAGTTGATCCAGAGAGACTCATAGGATCACCAGAAATTGCCTCGACAACATGATCTTTGGTGATATAGTATTGGGCATCCGATGGTTGAATTAAATAATCTCTTGGTTTAATTACAGATACAGATTCCCCATAAAGAGCTGAGAAAAGAATTTTAAAAGACTTATCAGATCCCTTGGAAGAATAAAAATCTTTTATACGAGTAATAAAAAAGGATTCGTTTAATTCTGAATATAATTCTCTGACTTCAAATCCAGGAGCAACTTGATTTTTAACTTTTGTAAAAAATTCTTTTAGGAAAAGAACACTTAAATTTGTAACAGTTTCTCCAGAAGAATGCTCTGCTACTTCAGAATCTGAAAAAACAAGTTGATCATAATTTGCAGGATCTTGATATGATGTAGTTCCTACAAATCCTCGAATACAATTAACAAATGTTGTTGATGTTTTTGATTCATATGTGATGATCTCATTATTAATTAAAAGTAATCCATATGAATCAGGAAATCCACTTGTAGAATCAACGGATATTGTCGTATCAAAAAACTCAATGTCTGCAGATAAAGTAGTGGATTCAATTAAATTTGTAAGATTTTCTAATTTTACATATCGATCTATATTTTGTAAAATATCAGATGGGCCACTCTGATATTCCAAAGATCTGTAATATTGAGATAAAAACTCAACAAACATGGGAAATTCATCTCTTATATAAGAGGGAACTTGATTTTCAACAATTAAACTCGTCTTTACCCTTGTCTGTGTCATATTATGATCTGATTAAACTGCCGTTTGTATAACTAGATGTTACAGTATATGTTGATCCTGAAATATTTGCACCAGATGAAATATCATCTATTTGCATATTTAAGATACTGTTATTAATATCTAGTTGCAAATAAAGATCCTCTTTTCCGATGACATCATTTGATTTAGGAATTGCTGAAATTTCAACAATCTTCAATCCATTTTTCATTTTTACAGTGTTTGTAATTTTGATTGGAGATAAATTAATTTCACCTCTTTCATAATCAATAGATCCAACATTGTTTCTAACAATAACTGGTTCTGTAAGAGAATTCAATTTAAATAAGAATATACTTCCAGTCTTTTCATTTGATCCCGGTAAATCTCCAAAATAAACTTGATCTACGATTCCATCAACATTAAATCCAGAGGATTTGATATTATATCCAGTTCTTGAATTTTTAATGTGAAATTGATTTCCAAAACACAATTCATAATCCGCAAGAACATTTACTTTTGCACTTAAATCACGACGCATTGTGATTTTTGTAATGTTTGATGTAATTGATGGATGGCTGTCGTCGATTATTTTTTGGAATTTGCTATATTTGAATCTTGATCCATATCGATTCAGCTCTGTTGAATCGGAATATCTTGAAAGATTCGCTTCAACAATTGACTTTACATTTCCAGCACCAGGAGATAAATTTGCATTATAGTAAACTGTTGATTCATATTCTACAAATATATACTTGAGATCAATAATCTCAGTAACAATTCCTGCGACGGTATATTTTCTTAATTGAGTTTTAATTTGATCCTTAACAATACTGGATAAAAAATCTCCATTATAAGGTTTGATTGAAATAAATACTTTTCCATATCTGGGTGGATTCAATGTTTCTCCACCATATACGGAGATGGATTCTGTCTCTGGGAATATTGTAGGAACAATCGCTTCATAATCAGCAGCGGTTACAGCTCTGTTTTGTGAAGCATAGATTCTTGGAGCAAATTTTTTAATTGAATCTACAGACTCTAAATTTTGACCATTATTTGATGCAATGTCAGTTGTGATTTCTGAAATTGACTCTACAACTGAAGCGTCATTATTATCTAAAAGTCTTCCAGCATATACGAAGTTAGATATGCCATTTCCATTTTCACCATTACTTATAACATAAGAAACTTCAATAAAGTTAAGGTTCTCAAGTTTTACCCCAAAAATTCCATCACCAAAAATAACTTCGTATCTTTGATCTTCAATTTCTTGAATAAAAAAGACTTTTGATGTTGGTCCAATATCAATCAGGTTTTCTGAAAGGCTAAATTGACGAGTCACAGTACTATTTTGAGTATTTCTAACTGCAACTCGTATTGAACTTACGTCAATACCAGCATTTGATAATATGAATTTTTGATTTGGATTATTTGTATCTACAGTAAATGTTTGAGTAAGATATGTTCCTTCATAAACCTGAATTGCGTCAAATGTTACAATATTATTCACAACAGGTTTTGTAACAGAATCAATAATATTAAAACTATAACTCAGTCCCTGAAAAGTTGTAGAACTTGTACAAACAAGTCCTCTCTGAAGAGTTAATGTTAATGGTGTAATTGGTAAAGAAGAAGTGTCAACAAAAAATGAAACGGTTGCGATTGATGACTTCCTCGATCTTGGAATATATCCAATTGCTTTTGCGAGAGAAACAACATTTTCTCTTAAAGTTGCCGAATCAATGAAAACTTCGTTGCTAACCATGTTAGCATTGTACGAAGTAATGTATGTATTATAAGCAAGCGTATCAATTATCGTCGATAAATTAGAACCTTCGAAATCATAGTCAGTAAAATTCGAGTTGGCTCTCAAATATTCCTTGAGAGAACTCTTAATTTGATCAAAATCGAGATTGCTAAAGTTTACTAGTGTCATTTATCGTGTCTGTTGTAAGGCAAATGTCAGTTGTTGAGGTAAAACATCAATTCCAATGATTTCATATGTAATTGTAACGTCAAAACTGTTGTTATCGAAGTCTGGTCTCACCTTAACATCGCGTAAATTCACTCTTGGTTCATAATTATTGATTGTATTTTCAATTTCACTCTGAATAATTGATGCTGAAACGTTGTCCAGGTTCTCAAAAACAGTTTTTGAGACATTTGAACCCAAATTTTCGTTAAAAAAACGCTCTCCAGGCGAGGTAAGAACTAAATTGCGAATTGAACGAGCAATTGCATTTTCATTTTTAAGCGAAATAAGGTCGTAATTGAGTGAGCTCACTAAAAATGAACCACTTACGTCCTTAAAACCCTTACTTACCCTTTCTAAAGGCATGAAAATAGAATAAATCTAACTTATTTATTCGCAATTTTGGAGGTTATTCGTGCCATCTTTCGACAAAATCATCAAAACCACCTGCTCCACCGCATGGTCTTGAGTAACGATCACTTGGAACGTCGTATTTTTGAGTTTTTTTCTGTTTTTGAAGGTATTTTTCGGAAGAAATCTGAGTAATTAACGTCATTCCTGACTCAATAAATTCACTTCCTTTATCAGTTGGATGAATTGCCATTGTTTTAGCTCCTGATTTTGGTAAATCAGAACTTTTTACGGGGTTGCTATCCCGAAGTCTGCAATATTTTTCCGATGTATTGTAAAGTTTTTCTGTATTCGAATGTCAGAGTTCTTAAAAGTCCAACAGTACCCACCATTATCTAGGAACACAACCCATTCAAGATCGTGTTCCTGTGAACGGTCGATTAAAAAAAATGCCCAACCATTACCTTTGGGGGTAACGACTGGGATTGTGGGATTCAGTTGAATCATCCTTTACCTTGTCCTCTGTATTTTTTCTGCTTACCATTGCGAGAAGTGGCAGAGGTCAGCGTCATCTTACTCTGTCCCTGTCGAGTTTTCTTCGGAGGTCCAGGAACATGAAAGTTCTTGTTCATCGAAGATGCAATTTTAGCCATAAGTACTCTCCCTTAGTTCTAATTCATTTACATCAAATTCTAAGTCTTCATAATACCTTTGAGAGAGGTCATCCAGAATCTCAGAACACTCTTCATGTGTGAGATTACGGTATAAGACTCTCCCTCGGTATACAATATCAAACATCAGATTACACGAGTTTTTTCGTGACCAACACGGATCCGAGGATCGCACCAGATCTCAAAACCCTTTTCCTTAGCATCGAGACAGAATGATACGTCTTCTCCACACATATCCTGGACATTGCCAGATTCAAATACTTGCATCTTAGGAGCGAACCAGGGGTACTCAAGGTTCTCAAAGACACCGTTCTTAATCATCACCCAACCGAAACCAGTGTAGTCTACGGTGAAAGGCTTACGACGCTTTTCCATGGTGGTCAGAGTCTCATGATTCATCACACCACCGTTCTTACGGAAGTCATCTTCTTCCAACCAGTGAGCCACTGAGGTCGTGTGACCATCTTCTGTGCAATACCAACCTGCGGTGATTTCTTTGTCAACAAGATTGCCCTCGCTGTCTTCACTCAGAGCCAGATCACAGAGTTGCCAGAACTTTTCTGTGTTAAACACGATGTCATTATCAATCCACAGTTGGTAATCATAGTTCAGTTTACCATCCCAGGGAATCTGCTTAGGACCACGAAGTACGTTAGCACCTAAGCACTTACAACGTGCAAAGTTCACCATCGATGAGTAATCTTGAGAAATCTGAATACTCATTTGATTCTGTACCATATCAAAGCACAGTTGTACAAATGACTTCAGAAACTGATATGAACAACCACGTCCAGGAAGACAGAATACAATTGACTTCCCACGCATTCTTTCTTTAATTTTATCATAGTCCCACTCGGCTTCTTGTACCTTTGGAGCAGGAGCCTTAACAGTAAATCCTTTTGCCATAAGAGAAAATAACTTTCAGATCAATTTTACCATGTATATATGGTGATGTCAATGAGAAGAATTCAGCACTACTTCTTTATTGACAAACAATTCCTCAAAGGAAAGATCATTGACAGAGTAATCAGTTTTCATTAAACCAACCAATCGATTCAGAGTATTCCATGTTACTTGGAATTCCTCTTCATCGATTGAATGGAACAAACACTTATTTTTTGCGTATATGTGGTAAATCTTTTGCACCGTATCATCCGTGCTCAACATGATTATTTATTTTAAACTGAACGTATTCTTGTAATCGGAGTTTGGTTCACAAATAATTCATATAAAAACACAACCAAGGTCAATCGACTAGTCTCTCTAGTATTTCCAAAGAAACGATCTGCACAATGAAAATAACGAGAATCAAATACAAGCATTCGATTAAACAGATTATTTACTGTTAATATCTTTTCAAACTGATTATTATTTTCCTCTCTACACTTAAAATAATAATCAGATTGTCTAAACTGTAGATCTATATTAGCTTTTCTTTTTACATCATCGTGCAATGTATGTGCAACTAAATTCTTCGGTCGATATAAACTTGTACCAGAATCTAACGATGTATCTGGATTCAAATAAATGATTCCTGTCAATAATGAAGGTACAAAATAATCAGTATGAACCCATCCATATCCAAAAGATTCATCTGTAAGTTGATATCTGATATTAGACTTCCATGAAATGTTTTCTTTACTTAAATCATAAAAACTACTTAGAATTTTTTTATTGATTTGATCAAATAAAACTGGATGTACTTTAGAGAGACACTCTGATCTTTGTCCCCTATATGATACTTGATTTCTATCAGTTTCAGTGTGTTGTGCAGATTGCAATCCAAACTCTCTTATTTGATATGGATCATCAAAAAACCCGTCCACAATCGTGTTGGGAATAATATTATTCACTTTCCCACTTACCCCATTTCCCCTTGGGACACTCTGAAGATGCTAGATTTGTCTTAGCTATTATGACACATCCACATGCAGAACATCTATCGAATTTCTGGTCCGTTGCAGACTCATAATAATACTCACATTTTTTACAAGTCTTCAGTCTTTTTTTTACAACTTCAAATGGGGCAACAACGGGTCCCCCTTTAATTGCATCCTTCGCAACATTCTTTACAGACTTGGCAAGATTTTTTCCCTGTTCAACCAATGAAGGAAACTCAGGTTTTTTCTCTTTCATTTTTTCTTACCTCCTTTCTTAGGCAATGTGCGCTTATCAGGTCTCGAATAACCGTCTTTATGAATCCATTTGACGCCCATTTTTTCCTCCGGGAATTTTTTTTGATATTTATAAAGCTCGGTCGAATTGTCACCTCTGTAGGTTAGGGTTGTTTGCTTTTTTATAACCGCCACGCCGCCCGCCCGTTATAACCGCCAACGGCCACATACTGCCATCACGAATAACTGTCAATACGAATAAGTGGGCGCCACGAATAACCGCAGCACCCTCATTATACGATCAGAATTCGATAATGTCAATCTCCACATTGTCGGCAGCGATAGAGTCGAGAATGCTCAGAATCTCATTGCCGTTGTTACCTTGTGCGAGCAGCGAAAGTGCAATCGAACGAGTCATGATAAAGTGTTAGAAACTGTGTGTTTGGTGAGTGTCTATAAGGGCGCATCTCATTCCCTCTGTGGTTATACTCTTACCAGTCTACATCCACATCTTCCACATAAGCCTCCACGGTCTCATCACCATCGAGTTGGAATAACTTACGCCAATCAATCTGTCTGGCATCAAAGTCACTGTACACGGAAAGATCCAGTGTTACACGCACATTCTTTTTCTGGGCTTGAAGATAAGAAACTGACATGGTTTTGGGGCAGAGGACTTAACTGTGGCCAGTATAAGATGCAGGGGGGAAACTGTCAAGACCGTGAGAGTATTTATCAGCGGTCCTTATAAGAATTGGGAGGACTGTGCGGATTTGGTAATCTCCGAGGTCTTGACATTTCTGCGCGGTTGTGGTAGCCTGCGGGCTAAGATCGCTATAAGAACTGGGCTTTCTAAGGGTCTTTCATTCTCAACAATACACCTAATTGATTCTCAATAACTATAACTTATTGAGAACAAGATAAAACACTCATTATAATTAAAAAAGCCATTTTTTAATTGATTTTAACACCTTTTTGCCTTATTTGTCGTTTAATTTGATTCAATGCATGACGACAAGAGGGTGTAGCACTGGTGAAGATTTGCACACCTGAGACATGTTTCCAGACCAGATGTGAGGCACTTCGCTGTAACTCAAAACCATTCGATTCCATCATCACAGTGAGTTCTTTCTTGAATGTTTTGCTGCTCATTGTTGGTTTGTTGTGGATTGGATTGTGTTACCAATGAGATGAAATAACTCTCCTGTGTTATACCTTAATGCTGGGGAGAGTATAAAGAACAGGAGAAAGACTAGAGGCAGATACTGATTCTTTTTCATGCCACATCTTCGGGGAGAAGATTAACAATCGCTTGCACACCTGCAACCTGCAAAGTCAACACAAAGCGATAGGCGGCTTGTAGATTAGGAAGCGATACAGTTTCTTCCTCATTGGTGCGAGTGTGAGTGAAAGTAACAGTGCGAGCTTCAGTCATGAGAGTGTTAGTGAGTGTAAAGAATTGAAGGAAAGATTCAGTTCAGGCGCATACCGGAGAAGAAAGGAATCGTGGCACCATTGTAGTTGATGAACCACTGATAGTTCTTCTGAAAGACATACTCACCAGGGCAGCCATGCTCAGCGAGAATAGCATTGAGACGGCTTTTGGTGGTAGCAGTGCGCCAGCCGCCATCGAACAGTTCAATCCAGGTCTCACCGATGCGAGCAATCAAGTTACCATGCAGGAACACATCGGCAACATTGGTGCAAGAAATAACCTCGGTGTTTGCACTCTTGAAGTCAACACCAGCGGTGATGGCTTTGTTCATCTGCTGTTCGATCTTGCGCATGGTTTGAGAAGAGAAAGGATCGGTGGGGGGTGGGGGGTCGTTCCCTCCCCCTCATGTGGCCAATATACGGCAGCCAGGGGCCCTCTACAAGGGGCTGGGTGCCACTTATTCGGCTGTCACACTCTCCAGCAGGTCAGCGAGCATTTCATGATCATAAAGCTCTTCAATCTCTGTTTTAATTTCATCCTCACTTAAGCCATCCATGTTATCACAAATTGTGTCAATCGCAAAGGCACATAAATCGCGCACATCCATACTATCAACAACTTGCTCAGCATAGAGTTGAATCAGTTTCGAAAGCTGGTCTTGAGTCAGTGTCATTTTAGCAGTAGGATTCGGAAGGGCAATCATTTCAGAACAGTGCGATAATCAATGGATCGAATACACCATCCAGTTGCAGTTGTGATCTCTTCAACTAGATCATCTTCATCAACAGCTTCCCAGATCTGACCAATCGTTTCCTCTGTCACTTCTTGTTGATAATCGGGGTCAACATCTCCCCAGGTATCATCATCAGAAGAAAAGTCGAAGTCGATGTAAGTAACTTGGAATTGCATGATCAGTAGTTAGAAACGGTGGTGAAGATGATGCCCGTTTCATTATAACGGAGATCCACATCGCACTGATACTCTTCACTCAAGCTATACGCGAGATCGTATGCTTTATCGAGATCGGTGGTAGTGTTCTCCCAAGGTGCGCCGTAGCACTTAACATCAATTCGCATCAGGTGATTCCTCTCAACATGGCCAAGATACCAAGGATTCGGGAGCAATGGGGAGAATGGTGGACAGCCGTGCAACTGTCACACGGTCTGCCATGCCTGCGCTTCTTTTACATCAGAATCGAAATACTTTTGCAGAATACTATCAATAACTGGATACCACTGTTCGTTAGCACTTGGGTGGCCACATTCTCTTGCTTGATTAAGAAACTTGAGAATGCAGGTTTCTTCATCTTGAGTGAAACTTACGCGATTCAGAGTGAAACCAGTGTGCATCATTTGTCCAGTTGAGTTACAATACGTTTGAGATCATCAATCGCTCCGATCATAGCAGAGCGAGAATAGCCTGCAGCGTAAGGATAACCTTTATCGGGATTATCCCCTGCCAAAAGATTCTCTTGAACTGCATTTTCAAGTATCTTGATGACACGATCAATTTGTTCTTGAGTGTTCATAATCAGTAGAGCAGAGAGAATGAACCACAGAAGCGACGAACCCATTGGAGAGTATCATAATGGGAGCGTGGCTTGCTCATCACCATACTTTTATTGGTCTCAGGATTGAGAGCAATCGCAACATACTGGTGACCACATTCTTGCCATTCAGGTGTCACTTTCTGAATGAACATTTGATTGACTTTACCTTCCTTCCAGCTGGTGACGTAGGAGTAGACTTGATTCATCGGGGTGATTCCTCTCAACATGGCCAAGATACCAAACCTGGCTGCCCCGTGGGGAGAATGGTGGACAGCCAGACAACTGGCACAAAGGTTTGTTATACCATCTTCAGCCCATAATCGTTGATCATAATGTCACGCACATGTTCACGGTCGAAACTATCACCATAAAAGTTAGCTCCAGAGTTGATGTATTTCTCTGTAGCTTCCATTACCATGTCCAACGTAGCTCCGATCTTGTAGATACCATTCTCACCATAAAATGAGAGAACATAATCATAGAAATCGGACATCAAAAATGTAACTTTGTAGATCTTCATTTTTTTACCAGTTGATGTGAGTTGCAATGTTACCTAGTTTATTCTGTTCATCCACAATCTCCATCGCATGATTATAAGTTTTCACCGTAATGTAACGCGCTTTGCCTCTAGTCTCAGGGAACAATCCCATTTTGTCGATGATGCGAACAGTGTTGGTGAGTTTCATGATAGTTTCAGTTGACAACGGTGTTAGAATCAGGATCGAAAGTTACTTCGGAAATGACATCAAACTCATTGGTCATTTTGACATAATTCCACTCATTATCATCCTCACCTTCCTGATAACAATGAATGAAACCTTCGGAGTCAACTTTTACAAAACAACCATCATAATCCTCTGCATCGAATACATAACCAGATGCAATCAGTGCTTCAGCGAAAGTCATGGGTGATTCCTCTCAACATGGCCAATATACGGTGGATGGGGGCTCGGGTCAAGGGGCTGAACGATCAGCGTATTTTATGAGTAAAATTGCGTTTCATAAGATTCTTGCATACCACAAATCTTTCCCATTCTCTATCGCTAAAGTTGTCAGATGCGTATGGGATACCAACAATGTAGGCACAAGCTCTGTTGATTCTCTCTTCTATCTGTGCGGTGGAGAGTGATGTGATCAGTGCAAGCTCAATCATCTTTGTTTAAGTAATCAAAATGCTTGGAGAATAGAACAAAAAAGAACCACGCAAATGCTGCTGAAATGATAAGGAAATAGAGCATTTACCAAGTTCCTCGCTGAACATGAATCTTACGAATCTCAGTATAAATGAACTGACGCAACTTTGGATCGTTTGTATTATCAAACGCATAATGTAGACGATTCAGGTATTCATCTTGTGTGGTACATTTGACAGTCTTTGCGTTAGTCATTCCGAGATCATTGAGTGAAGAACCTGCTTTAGCTTTTGGGCGTCCGAAGTTGCCAGTCACATTGCCAGATGTTCTCAGTTTCGGACGAATCTTGGAAAGATTAGAGTAAGTCATCGTGCGTAAAGATAAGAACCTGCCCAGTCAGCATGTTGCAGCAACCACTCACGTTGCTCGATGATTCGCAGATCGTAACGAATACCTTTGGCAGGAGCTTTCCACGATGCAGACTTATAAACATCACCAGTTTTCTTGTCAATGAAACAATGAACAGAGCGAGATCCGTTAGCATCCATCACAATCTTGTGATACTTTTTACCAGTCTCGGGAAAGAAATTGTAGTCACAAATGCCTGCCTTCAGCATAGCAATCTGTGCATTGTGATAATTTACATCAGACGTGCGAAGTGAATGGGAACGAATAGAATAGTCGATGTAATTCTGACGCAGTGCTTCACACAATGCGTAAGTGTAACCCAAGATAGCATTTTCGATGCTACCTTGTGCCTCTTGTTGTGCAGAATACTTGGAAAGTGTGACGACAGTCATGACATCAACCTCCGAACATTTCATCGAACAGATCACCCATCTCGCGGCGATCATTCTCAGCGTCGATCATGTTACGCATCTGCAGGAGAGCATCTTGTTCCATACGAAGCTTTAGAATCTGCTCACCAAGATCGTGCAGTTTGTTGTTAATCTGAATACGATCCAAACCGTCTACAGTGGTAACGGTGATGGGCATCCCTTGCGACATTGTGGTGCGCTCTGTGATGATGTGAGTCATGTGTCATTCCTCTCAACATGGCCATAATACGACGGCCAAGGGCTCCACACAAGGGGGCTTGTGACACTTATTCAAGTGGCACAGGGGGCGTCTCTCCTTCTACTTCAGATGATCTAGCTTGTGGGGCAATAGTATCAACTTTCACATTGTTCACATAAATTGCAACTTCACCTTGCAATTCTGTTGCATAATGTTGACCTAACAGGTATGCTTCTTCAAGTGAACTGCAGTGATGATGATTGATGCCATTTGTGATGTAAAACTCGTCTTGCATTGTTTTATAACAACTGTTGTATTTAATTATTCACTTTTGGTTTCATTACAATCACAAAAGTAAAACGAAACTCATCAGCTTGCATAGAAACTGGTGATGGTTTGTGTGGAATTAAACTATCAAAAAGAACGACTCTTCCCGGTTTATACTCAACTGCAATTTCACATTCTCCTTCATCATTTGCAAATAATGTTTCTCCACCCCAATTTCTATCCCATCGCGTATTCACATAATAAAGCAATGAAATGCAATTCGGGGCATTAGAATCTGGATGATAATAATACGTTGAAAATGGACTTGATGCTAAAGACCAACAAGAAACAATTTCATGATCCTGCAGTTTTAATAGCAATTCATCATTTTTAAATTGTAATCTATTAAAATCTTCTTCAGAAAAATGAGATGTAAATTGAGTTCTATCTTTCTGCCAAATGAGCGTGCTACTACGAGCACCTAATTTATAATTTGTTCTCTGTATGAAAGTAATGTGATGTTCTTGTAAGTGAAAAGGAAATACATCATCGTAGATGTCAATAAATCTCCCAGATGATGTTAAAACTCTTTTGTGTTTCATATTACCAACTCTTGGGAAGTGTGAAGTTATAGTGTGAGAATACTTCACGATTAACTAATTTATAAGCACCATAATCGTTGCAGTGAACATAACCCTCATGACCAGAGTTGATGTAATCAACACCGAGTTCAATCGTAGCGCGAACATCATCACCAGTGACAGTGATTCCTTCCATCAGCAACAATTTAGCTTCGGTGAGCAAATTAAACAACAGCAACAGATTGCCACTCAAAACATCAGAAACTGAACGACCTTCACGAATACACTTATTGACTGCAATCTGCAGTTGTGCTACTTCTTTTGCATCAGGGTACTTAACAAAATTACTAACCACACTTGCAAGACCAAGAATGTAATCAATTCGACGACGACGGGAGATAATAACTGCATCAGTATTCACGAAATAAGTTGACATAAAGTTGTGCTTCAGATACTCTGGCACATTGAAAGATGCAGTCAATTCTTTCATCGTCTTGCCATGATAAGAAGTATGACAAGCAAACACAATAGCAATAGAATTGGGAAGGGAATCGAAAGCATAAGTGATAGTATTGGGAGTGAAAGTATTTGTACCACCAAAACCAATAAAATCGCCCTGATAAATGCCTTCCACCTTCGGAAGAGTTTCGAGACAAGTGTGGAGAATCCCAGCAACCTTAGAGTTCGTGCCGTGATTCTTTTCGATGTCATCGTGAGTATAATTGATCTTAACCTTTACTTTGTTGAATACACTTTTAGTGCCAACAAAAAACTTACCATTCTCGGGATTCGTACCAAACACAATAGCGGGAGCACCATCGTATTTTACAGTGCAACTACCCTTACAGTTGCGAAGATAGTTGATAGTATTCTGCACAGATTTCTTGCCGAGCAGTGCAGAATCTTCGGGATGTTCGAGATGAGTATTCTTCATGTGGCCATCATACATGAAAAAGGGGATCCGTAAAGACCCCTTGTGACAGTTTAAGCACTGGCACAGTCTTGCAATTCTTTCACACGTTCATAACGTAGATTACGCAATTCGTTATACTGTTTGTGTTGTTCTTTTGTCAGTTGAAAATAGTTGCGATGCCACTCTTCGCGCAACTCTTTCATTTGTTTCAGCACTTCAGAGGATTTCATTTCAGTAATCGTAGTCAGCAGTAAGGTATTCATTGAAGTCAAATCCTTCGTCTTCACGAAGTTCAGGAATGTCAAAGAGCTCACCAGGAGCATCAACAATCTCAGTCCAAAGTTCGTCGTACATAGTGTCCCTCAAGAACATGGCCACTATACATTGAACAGTGGGTAGTTGGCAAGGTAGTGGACAGTTCGATTAGTGGCTACCTTTGATGTCTTCGCCGCTCTTTTTGAGTAATGTTCTCATGTTTGCCTGATGTGATGATAATTCATCTTCAGCTCGGTGACGCATCCTACGAGCAATTACATTCGCTCTCCGGGCGCTTGTGGCTCGTTGCTGTTGAGTTTGTGCAGGTGTTGATGGTGTTAATCTACCACGCTCAAGTTGCTCTTGAAAATCCTTAAATGACTTCATCTTTCGTCTTTTTAGGTATTTAGATTATTAACTACAATTTTACAATTTTATTGTAATCTAATTTGTGAACAACAACACGAACATCATGTGAAGGATGTTGTCCATTTGCTACCAAAATAGAAAGGGAAGAGTCACACATAAATGTGACAATTCCCACAACATTTTTATACTTAACAGAATCACCCTCAGACAACAGCATCAAGATCCTCCAAGAACATCCAATCTTCAGGCTCTTCACCATCAACAACAAACTCTAGGTATAGTGCATCAGCATCATCATAACGATCTTTATCTACTAGATAACACATTTGATGATTCCAATGATCTTCAATCTCGATCAAGATTTGACGTTGTAGATTAGTCATGAGAACGCAGCTTCAAGGGGAGTAACTTTAACTTGCATTGCAGAGTAGGGTGTAGTTTTCTGTGCGTCTACTACACTACCCACTGTCGATGAATTAACTGGGGAATGGTATTGTCTTGTTTTGGAATTGTAGAATCCCCATATGCACCGAACAGGCTCACCGTTGTTATAATCGTAAGTGCGATCATCACAAATCCAAATTGCAGTGACATTTCGCTTGAATAGTGTTTGCTCATAGTGATAATTGTTCGGTGCTTTGTGAGGAAACTTGACAGACATAATCAGGTTACAAATGAATCAACAATGCGAGATTCTTCTTCTTCAACGAGAGCAAAACGTGGTGCCTTAACTACATTGGCAAGAATACGATCATCATACGATTCTGAATACTCATCTCGCCAATTCAGCAGTAGATCGTGACATTCATTATCATCTTTGGCAATGACAGTAATTGTGCCACCATATTCTGAAGTAGGAAAACCAACCCAATAATCGACAATGTAAAGTGATTTCATCTTTTCTGATTAACTACTCCTTAATTTTAGTAGATTGTTCGACGTTTGTCAATGCTTGCTGTTTGTAGTATGCTTTATACATGCGATCATCGCGTTGAATTAGAAACACATTCCAACCAATGATTGCCACCACACCGAGTAAAGTGCCAATCAAATACTTGCGTTCGATTTTAGTCATGCTGCAAGAGCTCCAGAGGGGATTTCAACAACTTCGGGCAGTTTGCTATCATCAAACTGGTGCATGTCGTAGCATACCCACGCACCATCACGAAAAACATAAGCAAACTCTTCGCTATTATCGGGCAGAAGATACTCGCACAGATCCTTATCAAGGCGAGGAGGAACATCTTCACCACGAGCGGAATAATACTCGGGTTCGTGATTGTCATTCCAAGCAGCACTCATGTCGCCACCATCAATCAACTCAGAGGCAAGTTCTTTGCTGTTATAATGAGTCTTCAGAATACGACCCAACCACTCAGGATAACCATCCCAATGGTGGTAGGCAGACAGAATAGAACCATCTTTAAGTTCGATACCGATGCGAGAGCGGGTTGCCATGTGGTGCTTGTCTCAACATGGCCAAGATACCAAGAATCTAGAGGCAGCACAAGGGGGCTTGTGACAGTTTCTCAACTGTCACTCAATGCTGATCCGCGCCAGTTCTTGGGTGGAGGGGGATCACATTTACCTTCTAAAGAACGTACCATAAGTTCAGCAAACTTTTCCATCTTTTCTGCTGATACTGTTTGTGGAGCGTAACTTATAGCATCCTTTAATGCTACTAGTTCATCCCATTCTTCTGTGCTAAGATTATCTGATCCAGTTTTAGCAAGAGTCATAATCCCTCCAAATGTGCGGCTATCATAACATTGATATTCTGCACTATCTATAAATTTAATAATTTCTTTGGGATCATGAGACATTATAACATAAATCTATCTGCTTTTGCCTGTCGAATGGCATTATCTTGTCCAAGATCAATCTTAAAATGTCGCAATTCGTCTTTTTTGGCTTTACGAACTTCATACATGTTTTTTTCTCGTTCTCCCCAAAAAAGTTTATCACCTTCCTTTAATTTGAGATGCTTTCTTACTTCATCTGGAATCGAGATAATGTATTCATCTTTTCCCTTGTCATTCTTAACTTTTTCTACTGGTAGTGTCCAGATAGCTTCTGGCATTGTTCCAGATCCTACTTCATTATTCATAGTCATTCTTTTGCTTTATAAACCTTCTTAAGTTCTTTATATAGTTCTTTAATTTGCTCGTAAGCTTGATCTCCGGTGAGTTTATCACCCAATTCAAGTCCCACAATCAATTCCACACGATCACCAAATCGCGCAAGTGTTTTTTCAAAATGTGTTAAATCTTCGTACATGTTAGAATAGAATCAATATTTATAGTATACTACAGATCTGCAAAAAATGCTATAGTCAATCTAGAATTGTATAAGTTAAATCCAAAGTAATTGTCTGGAGTATGCAAAAAATTTCCATCATAAGCGACAAGTCTATTGTATTCTCCATGAATTACTATAGAATCTTTATAGTACTCTTTAGCACGTTCTCTTTTAAGTTTAGCAAAATCTTGCAACACATTGTAATCCTTGCTTTGAGACACTTTTGGAAACTGAAACAATAGTTCTGGCAATTCGTCAATTCCCGGCACTAAAGATTTTACAACTTTCGTTCCAGTATTTTGTGGGTAAAACTCATTTAAGTAAATCACTCCAGCTAAATATTTCCTATCAAAATGAATCAGTCCACAACCATGAGTGGAGTTTGTAAGATGAAAAGTTGCGGTAAACTTGGAATATTTTTCTCCAGTATGAAACTCTACTTTTGATTGAATTTCTTCGTGAATATGTGGAAATTGTTTGCTTAGTTTGTAGCTTCTAAATCCAGGATAAGTTTTTCCATTATCATTGAAAATATTGCCATTTGGAGAATTAAAAAAATCTATTCCACATTTTCTTACGGAATCGGGATCGTCAAAAAAATTTTCTACGACGATCAATTTATTATTCATTTTCATCCTTTTATACTTTTAATAAAATCTCTATGTCCAATCCAGAATAAACTGTCTTGATAATTATTAGATTCATCTAATTCTTTTTGTGAAGTTTCATACATTTCATATTGATCATATTCGGATTTAATTTTATCACGATCAAACCAATCCAAACCGTAAAGAACTGGAATATAATTTACAGAATTGAACATTCCCCACGGACAATAAATGTCGGACGGTAATGGCATCCTATTTTTCCACTTATCAAGATAATTTTGAAGATTTGGCGTCAATTCCAGATTATTTTTAACTTCTTTCCAAAATGGAGTATCATTCCTCTTTACAAGATAATGTGCTTGAACATAATCTGCAATGTTATCGAAGATGTCATTTACATGTTTATTACAGCTTTCCTCGTCATATGATGGTAAAAAGTGTATGAAACAAAACATTTGTTGAATGACACTACCAATAGATGTAGCTTCCAATGGTTCAACAAAACTTTGAGCTAATCCGACCCCATAACAGTTTTTATGCCATGCCTTCTCTAAACGACCAGGATCAAACTTGAATGATCTTGCAACTTCTAAAGTTTGACCATATGCTTCTTCCATTTCTTGATGAGCTTCATCTTTTCCAATGAATCCATCACAATACACATATCCATTTCCAGTTCTAGTTTGCGTTGGAATTGTCCAAGACCATCCATTCTTTCTAGCAGTAGATTTGGTGTATTTGTTATACTCTTGCATCTCATCTGTTGGAAATGCAATAGCAGAGTTTAATGGGAAATAACGTGCATATGATTTCCACTTAATGCCATAAGTTTTATGTAAAAGAAGTCTTGCGAATCCAGTGCAATCGACGAAGAAATCTGCATAATGCTCCCATTCATTTGACACAAGAGAGCGAATATCTCCAGTTTCTTCATCTAAAGTTGCACCTGTTAAATCGTCAATGATTATTTCAATATTTCTCTTTTTACATTCTTCATGTAAAAATGTGTTTAATGCAAATGTATCGAAATGGTATTGATTCGTTGGAGAATCATTCAAATTGTTAAAATTATTCAACGCAACTTTATTTTCCCAAGTCTTATCACCTTGCATTTTTTGGGGAAGTTGACCCGTTGCAATTACGTGAGCATAATTGTAAAAATATCCTGCCATCGTTTTTGAAAATGGTGATCCAACACTGTGCATAAAGTCATTTTCTGCCCAGTTATCAAAGTACACACCAATCTTAAATGTTGCATTGCAGTGCATCACAGCATCAAGTTGATTGAGTCCAACAAATGAGCAGAATTGAGCCCAATGTTCGGTTGAACTTTCGCCAACTCCAACAATACCAACATCCGCAGATTCTACGATCTTAATTTCTTTCTGTGGAAATCTTGTTTTTAAAATCAAAGCAGCAATACATCCAGCAGTACCACCACCAACTACAATGATACTATCAATTTTTTTCATTCAATTCCTTCCTGAGTTCTTTTGCAAGTTTCATGGATCTTCTCCATATCATATATTTAACGATTGGATTATCAGGACTCTGCATGATTCTCCACTTGAGTTTCTTATATTCCAGTTCAATTATTTTCTGCGTCAATACCAAAAAAGTTGCCAAGGAACTATCCGTGACAACAAAGTATCCGATGATTAAAAATAACCCTAACCAAAAGTATAGTGAAATCATTTAACAAATACCGTTCCTGATTGTGGTTGAATACGGTGATTTTTAATGAATTTCTGTGCTTCTCGGACTGTAGAAACCATTTCTAACTGATAACCACCATGTATAATAATTAGGTTCTTTTTACCATAAGGAACCGCAGCATAACCATCGTCAGTGATAAAACCTTTTTTCATGATACTAGGAATTGTTTTTCATATTCTTTCAGTTCCTCAGGAACATCCAAAATGTTAGAATCAATCGACATAGACTTATTCCATCTTACAGCATTCTCTGGTCTTTTGTAAAGCTTAATGCCTAGATGATTATACTTCAAATGTGTGGGAACTTTCACCTGATAAGTATCACCATCATTTGATGTCAGGTAACTGAGCTCCAGGTTCTCCTCCGCTGTGACCACAATGGTCTGGCAAGAGAGCAAAAAGATCTCCTGAAACTTGTCAAGGCTGGACAGATACACGTCTGGGTTGTCCAGAATCATGCGCGAAATGAATTGTGGAGACAAACAATGGTCATGTACAACCTTTTTCTTTACACTTTTGTTTTTCAGTGCATTTTCGCTGATCAGGCCAGTAGGATTGGGGATGCCCGAGTCAAAGACACCGATATAATAGATTCTAGTAATCGGGCGAGCAAACTCAGGTTTTCCCCAGTTATGCAAATTGGCCTTGAGACTATTGTATGCAGTCTCACAGTAGGATTTCCAGTCTTTCACGGCGTTTCATCGCTCCAGTAGTATCTCAGTTTATCACCATCTGCGTGAATATTCAAGTGATAGATTTTACCGTCTTGTCCGTAAATACCACACCACAGACTGCGTTCGTTCATACTTTCCAGGTGAAACATTTCCACATCTTTCAGCACGATTTCGTCTGGGTTTTCAGTTCTACTCATCTCTCAAACTATCCAATACTTGAAGAAGAAAAGCAATAGAGTTAGCATACTCTCGTCCATCTTGCCCACCCATTACCATATAAGCAATCTCTTTTTCGGCAAGTTCAATTCTCTCATTTCTGGTGAGTTCTTGTAGTGTAGGACGATACCAATTACCATCAGCATCTTGTTTGAAACCAGCATTTAGTTTCTCACGACGCTCTGCTTCCTCAAACATCTCATCAGGGTATGGTTCTTGGTTTCTCATAAGTTCTCTCAACTTCTGTTTGCCGTATTCAGTCAGTTCGTGTTTTTGTTTGCGGAGTTCTTCTACTTCTTCTTGTGTGAGA